AATATCGCTGCTTTGATGATGTCTCTTGCTGCTTCAAAGAATGATTGACCCTGAGCATCTAAGCCCTTGCTTCTACGCTTACCGGTAGTTGTCTTTGCTGGCTGTGCTTTCTTAGTTACTAAGGATAATATTTCACGGAGAGTATTGTCTCTCATCTTTTCAATCTGCTTCTCAACAATTTCAATAACCCTTTCAGACTGTGCCATAAAGCTGTCTACTGTGGTATCTGTTATTATCTTGGTAAGCTTATTGATTTGTGCTTGGCTGTAGTTTTTTGATTTAGGTAATGCATTGCGAATAAATGTACGCATTGCTATCTGTGCATCACGTAAGTTCTTGCTACCAATAACTCTTTGCTTTAAATCATTCTTAATACCAGCTATCAAAGCAGAAACTGATTTGTTTGCCTTAGTATTTAAGTTCTTGTCAAACCCTACTATCAACTCCTTCTGTACCTGTTCTGTCTGCGATTGGAATATAGGATTAGATTGCAATAACTCAATACCCTTTTGGCGTATATCAGCCATTGATTTATATCCGTATGCTTTCTGGAACTCAATCAGTTTGTTTAGCACCTGATTGTACAAGTCTAAACCTACTTTAACACCACCATCAACATTAGCAAATGCAGGAGGCAGCTTGTCAAATAGGTTAAGGTTAACTTGCATCACCGCATCTATGTCGCTTGATTTAAAGCCACGCTTTAGAAGCAACTGTTTGATGGATGCATCCGAGAAACCATTCTGTCTGCCAACAGATACAATATCAAATATGTTTTGAGAGGTACTAAATGCAGCATCAGAATCCTTCAGCGTCTTCAACTGAGAGTCACTCATCTTAATCTGCTTACCACTCAGCATATCAGCCAAAGCAGTCCCAATGAATTCTTCAAGAGTCATGTCTTGAATATCGTGGTCTGTTAGTTCGTCAGATACTTTGAATGCGGATGATATGTAATTCCACACATCTGATAACCAATCTTTTATTTTGCTAGATATAGAACGATTAACAACCTCTGCTCCCTTGTTACCTATCAAGATAGATGTAACCTCATTAAGAGCTTTGCGTTCATCGCCATTGAATTTCTCTAGCTGTGAGTTGTATAGGCTAGTGATGTAACTATCTACGCCTATAGCCTCTTTTATTAATTCATACCCACGATTCAATAACGCCATACCTTCTTCGGTAGTTGACAAGAAGTCTTGCCATACGTGACCAAACTCGTGTATTGATGTGTTGAATAAATCGGAATTAGAATTGTGTACCTCTGGGTTTATGTAGATGTCTCCGTTAACAGTAACACCGTATATCACTACGCCATCACTAACGAATGGTCTTACCCCCTCAGAGTTCATTACGTTGTTGAATGTTTCAGCGTCAACGCTGACTACTACGTTAGGGAATGCCTGCTGTATTCTTGATATCAACTGAAATACTTTCGGCAAATCATTACCAACATATCCAGTCAATACATCCTCAGTTGAATTGATTGGCTCGTTGGTCCTGAACTTAGGAGAAGCCATAGCTTTCTTCTTTTCTTTGTATTCAGCTTGCAACTCAGCGACCTTAGCATCCTTTTGTTTTTGGGTAAGGTTCTTAGCTGTCCTTACCTCCATATTTTTAAGAGTATATTCTTCTCTAAGTTGGTTCAATGTAATAGCTCCAGTAGTTGGGGCGGCAGGAGCAGGAGCAGGTTCAGGAGCAGGTGCAGGAGCAGCTTTCTTAGGAGCAGCCACAGCTTTCTTAGATTGACTAGGCTTGGCTTCAACAATAAGCTCAGGTGCAGGTGCAGGTGCAGGTGCAGGTGCAACTTTCTTAGGTGCAGGTGCAGCTTTTTTAGGTTCAGCAGGTGCACTTTCATAATCCATATCACCAGCAATGCCTTCAGTCCAAGTCCACTTAGGCATTATACCTATTTTCTGTGGGGCGAATATAGTATCTTCAACCTTAGCCTTTCTATTCTGTTCTCCATAAGGACCAAAGTTTAACCAAGAGTTTTGTCCTCTTGTCTCACTTGTTAATGCTGCCTTTGCTGCACCAGTAAACAATCTAATGTGGGCTTGCCAAGCATTCTCTTCTCCTCTTTCCCTAAAGCCAGCACCCTCTAATCCGTGACCGAAAGCATCATGTACTGCACGGAATAAGTCATTCGCAAGAACAGCCTTTTTAGGACCATCTAATCCACCAACACTCCATTCGATACCAGTCTCTGCCAGCAATGGATTCTTAGCTACATCTGATTCAGTAAGCTCACTATTGCCATACCCATCAGTAGTAGGGAATACTCCCATTTCTTTGTTCTGCCTTAAATCACGCAGAGCATTGTACGGGCTTGAAGCATAATCTAAATTACTTGGGATGTTTAAATCCATAAACCAGAACTTATACCCAGCATCTACTAATGCTTGGTATTGTGCTATGGTCTGTCTTATTAATTCCTTGTAAGCTTTCTTGACCTTTGGATTGTTAGGGTCGTCTGCCATTTGCTCATATGCATCGGCTATTCTCTTTGCCCTCTCTGGGTCTACTTTAACATACTCTGATTGTCTTTTGAGTTTGATTCCATTGTTTGCTGCATACTTTTCGGCAACGGCAATAAGCTGTTCGTCCGGTCCTTCAAGTCCTTGAATTGTTGGCGTGCCTTCAAGAGTCGTAAGCTTCCTGCCCTCAGTCCGTCTTCCTCGGTCTCCGGTGCGTTTGGATTGTAGTTGTTCATTTTGTTTTGTTTTTGTTGTATCAGTCGTTGTAGTTTCTTTGGTAGTAGTAGCTGGTGCTTGTGCAGGTTCAGGTGCAGGGGCAGGAGCAGGTGGAGTGTACTCAAGTACACCTTTTTTGGTAGATGCTTTCTTTGCTTTAGCAGGTGCAGGGGCAGGAGCGACTGCTTCTTTAACCGGGAATTTAGCTATGTCCTCTTCAAGAATTTTAATGTAGTTCTCATATCTAGCCAATCCTTCTTCATCAAGAAAATCTCCCCTCCCATATTCAATCATATCCTTGGCACTTTGTATTGCAGCAAGGCGTGGGTCTTTGTCAAACAATTCTTGATATTCGTATCTACCTCTGTTCTTTTGATATATCTCATCAAGAATAAGAGCGTCTACTTTATTGAAGTCCTTTTTCTTTTGTATGGATTTTTGGAAGTCTGCCTTCCCCTTTTCAGCTTGTTTGAATTCCTCAATAGCAGCATCCGTATCATCAGCTGTAGCTATTCTCTTCTTGGCTCTAGAAATTTTCTCATCAAGAGCTTCTAGTTCTCTCTCATTCTTATCCGAATCTATCTCTTCCTTTACACGCCCAATTGATTCATTGATTTTATTCAACTCATTATCTTCTTTGCTAACTATCTCTTCTATCTTAGTAGCAACAGGAGTAGGTGCAGGTGGAGGAGTAGGTGCAGCGATAGATTCAAATAAATCCAATTGCTTATCGTACTTCTCATCAATGCGTTCAGCTACTGTTTGCTCACTGCCTATAGCATATTGCTCGTCAAGGTTGTCCTTGTTCTTTTCTTTCTCTAGTTCCCTTAGCTTATTGATGTTCTCAACTACCTCTTGCTTTTTCTCTTCACTAAGCTTAGGGGCTTCCTCTGTTGGCTCAAGACCAAGCACTGACTCTAAGTCTTTTACTTCTTGGTCAAGTGCCTCTTGTTCTTCAGGAGTAATAACCGCATCAACTTCTTCTTTGGTTACAGTTTCAATAGGAGTAGCTACTTCTTCGGTGACTTCTTCTTTCTTGCTTAACCCTCCAATCCAATCAAAGAATGACTTTGGTTTCCCTACTTCTTCTTTGACAGTTTCTTCGGCAGTGACTTGAGGTTCTGCTTGGGGTTCTCCTTTCGCCACTTCTTCGCCAACTCTGGCTTCTGGCTGAATAGGAACTTCACTTGTTGTTTGCTCTTGAATGGCATCTTCTTCTGCTTTAATTGTTTCTTTAATTGCTTCTTCTTGAAGCGGATTTTCTTGTATGTCTTTAATCTGCTGTCTTATTGACGCAGCTTTATCTTTACCAGTTTGGGTAGTGTTACCTTCTAAGGTTTTTAATTCCTTTTCTAATTCAACAATAGCACGGACACTAGTTTTATTTAACTCTGGGTTTGCTTCTACAACTTGCTTTTCTATTGAGCCATCAACAATCTTGTCTTGCATCTTTTTTGCACGACCAGTGTAATCATTCTCAATAACAATCTTGCTCTTTGCAAGTTGGTCAGGAGTCATGGTTTCTATGACATTATCAACTTCTTCTGCCGTTACTTTCTGCCCATTTATTTTATATACAGGCTTGGCATATCTTGCTTGGATGGTAGACTTAACACCACCGGGGAGTTCAGACAAGCCTTCCAATGCAATCTCAGATACATCCATCTCTTGCCCAATAAGCCCCCTACCTGTAGCCTCACCAGTAGCACCACCTACCGCTTCAATCCCTGCACCGGTAGCCACTGACTTTACAACAGCACCTCTCGTTGCAGCTCCAGTAGCTGATGTAGCAGCAGACTTGGACAATACTTTAGTACCGACCCCTGATGCCAATTTACCTGTGAATGCATCTATAGTACCGATAGCAATACCTCTTACGATAGCTTTGTTCCTTAGTTCGTTCTGCTTTGTGGGGTCTTCTAGTATAGCTTTTACATTTTCTTTGGTTGCTTCTTTGCCACCTAGTTCCTCTTGCAATAATTCAGCATAGGTAGCACCCATATCAACAATAGAGCTAGCCAAACCAAATGCGTATGGAAGAGAAGCAGCAGCCCCTGCAACAGCTCCCGGAACAGCACCTACGCCAGCAGCAGCAGACCCAGTAGCAGCTCCATATGAAGCTCCTGCACCTACAGCAGAAAGTCCTGCTATAACTGCATCTGTATTTGTAGCCATTGATACTAGAGAACTAGTGATAAGTTCTGCTGCTACTGTTGGGTTCAATATAAGACCTTTTACTACACCCCAAAATCCTTTGCCCTCTTCTTCATAAATCTTCTGGTAGTCCTGCATCTCTTTGGAGCTACCTAATCCCTTGGCGTTCTTATTTGCCTCTAAGAATTTTTGTATTTGTTCTGTAGTTGGTACTGTACCTTCTTTGAGCAATGCCAAAGACTCTTCGCCTAGCTTTGCTGACCTATAACCTTGAGCAACTGAACGTGCAAAGTCATCGACAAAATCTCCTACACCAATGGGAGAGTATTCATCAAATGTTCTAAGTACATTGCCGAATGTACCTGTAAAATAATCCTCTTCCTCTTGGGCAATAGGCTCAGGTAACGCAGCTATTTGTTCTGGCGTTAGTAATGGTGGTAACTCAGCTGGCTTTGAGAAGTCAGGGATTCCTTGATATCCCGATGAAGATGCCGAAGCAGCAGATTCCAAAAATGGGGACAACTCCTCTTTTGGTTTTTGGTAGAAAGGCAAACGTGAAGCTTCTTCTTCCCTTCTTGCTTTCTCCACTTCCTGAAGCCACGGAGGTAGTTGTTCTTCTTTTTTTTTTACGGGTTCTCCTACAGCTTGTGCCATAGGAGTAATTTGCTCTTCTTGCTGTGGGAGCATAGGGGCAGCACCACCAGTAAACTTCTGGAAAAATCTATCTCTACCTTGAGTAAATAATTGGCTTTCGTTTACCGCATTGAATACTCTATCTTGATATACAGGGTCTTGGAATTTAGTTTGAAACTCTTCAAAAGATTTAGTATAATATCCTTTAGCAACTAAAGCTTGATATAGCTTGCTCAATTCATCCATAGAACAAAAATAGAGTTTATTTTTTTAATATGTATTAATCATCAAGTGAACCAATTAGATTATCTTCCTGTTCATTTTCTTTAGCTTTTGCTGCTGCTTCTGCTGCCGTATCAGATTCTTGCAATTTGTTTCTCATAATTGCATCAATCTCACTAGCAGCACCTGAAGCGTTATCGGCATCTACAGTTCCTATTATAATATTATTGTACTTAATATCTACCTTATCGTCTGACAAGCCTTCAGTTCTTCCTGTAAATGTAAATCCTAATGGACCAAATCTTGATGCCATTGCTGAAGCAATTTCTTCTGGCTCATCGTCCATTGAACTTGTAATAAATTCTGCGTATGAATTATTTTTTGTCTGAAGTATTTTGTCGAATTTGTCCAAGTTCTTTACAGTCTTTGTAGGGGCTGCAATAACAGCAGCTTCACCTTTTGAGAATGGGTTGAACGATTTACTTGCATCATATCCAGATTCTCTCAGAGCTTGATTGATATTAGAAGTTCCGTGTAATGCTACTGCACTCTTTATAAAATCAGCCTGAGACATTACATTCCCATTAGCGTCTTTGAATGGCAATGTTCTCTTTTTGCCATCATCAAAAGTAATTACAATACCAGTCTCTCCTCTTTTTATTCCTTGTACACTTGGTACTAAATCACGGAAATATGTAGATGCTGCCTTAACCTGATTGTTATCGCCATAATACAATTGACCCAACATATTAAGCTTCTCTCTCATCTTCTCTTTTTCTTCTTTCTTCCCTGAGTAATACTCCATCTCTCCAACACTTGGTCTATATATATCAGGTTCTGTTGCCACATCAATAGTAGCTTCTCTGTCAATCATATTACGATATTTGTTCTTGATTTCTTTAGAAATCATTTCCTCTTGTTCTTTCTTGAAAGTTGGTTTTAGTACACCACTCCCATCATCTTTCATCAAGTACAACCTCCCGGTCTTGTCGTTATTAAACTCCTCCTCATTAAAAGTTAGCTTGAACTTTTCTCCTTTTTCGTTTTTGCCAACATAGTCAGTCAATATAGATAATGATGTATATGGGTTAGCCAAGTATTCTCCAACCTTAGCATCCTCCCAATCTAGGTAAGTACCAATCTCTGGGTCATCTTGCAATGCTTTACGGAGTGTTGGGTCTTTTGTTTTCTCTACAGCAATAATTCTTCTAAGACCATCTATCCTACGTATATTACTAATAGTGGTCTCGCCTAATGTCTTTACATCAGAACTTAAATTATCTTCATTAAACTTATCTATATTTATTTTAAGCCTGTTACGTAATGCCTGAATAGATACATAGTCACCCGTTGGTTTATATACACCATCCTTTAGTTCTTGTTTGGATAAGCTTATTACGCCACTAGTCGGATTAATATACGGAGATGTCTTTGTAAAGTTAGCCAATGATTCGATAGTCTCCATTAACTCTAACTCAGATGTTGAAGACTGGTTAGTCCTATATCTTTCCATCTTGCTCTTGTATTCCTCTTGATATTCTTTGGATACAGCGAACATATTTTTGAAGTCACCTTCAAGGTTTCTTCTCATTACCATATAGTCTTTCAGCTTTAACTGACCACTCTTCAATAAGTTATCTTGCATCAACCTAGCTTGTTGACCTTGGTCCGCAGCATTAAGTATCCACGTGTTGGCATTCGTATAATCCCCTTGAGGAGCATTGTTTAAATCCTGACCAAACTCAAAACTATTTTTATCAATCTCAGATTTAAGTTTTTCTCTTCTCTTATCCTCTTCTTGTAATGTTTCTACTAGAGAGCTGCTTATCTTATTCCAGTCTATTACACTAGCAGCTTGTCGCTCGGCATATTTATAGTAACTAGGCATAGTAACTTTTATTATTGATTAAGGAAATCATATCCAAGGTCATAGATAGGAACTTCATCGAATCCTGTTCCTGTTCTTAAATTCTTTCTTATTTGTCTTATAGAACTAGCATTCAAATCTTTCTGTCCTTTCACTTGGAATGGGTTCAATTCAAATGCTTGATAAGGGCTTTCATCCTCCCCAATTCTAGTAACAGTTTGACCACCTATATTTTTAATTTGGTCTGGAGTCATTCCGGTTGCTTTAGCGTAAGCTTCGGCAGCTGATAATGGTTTCCCACTCATCCCTATAAACTCTTCCGGTAAATTGCCCTTCACTGACATCTTATCGTAATCCTTTTGGAATTTATCAAACTGTCTAGCCGCTTCGGTCTTTTCAAACAACGGTGCAAATGCTGCTGCTTGACCTGCTATGCTAGCAACGCCTTGTGCTGCTGCTTGCTTTAATTTAGCTTGAGCCTTTGCAGCATCGGCAGCTGCTAGTTGTGCCCCTTCTGCTTCAGCCAAGTCTATTTCAACCATCTTATTTCTAATGTTCCCTTCTTCTCTTGCCTTAGCCATCTCTAAGTTGGTTAGGTCCTTGCCCATCTCAGCTCTAATCTGTTGTTGCCCTTGCTGTTGTGCCATCTGAACACGACCTGCTGTTGCTGCTGCTCCACGCTCGCTCTCTCTACCAGCCTCAGTCAATTGTGCTCCTTGTTGTAGCATAGCTTCACTCTCTAATTTATAAGCTTCAGTAGGTAATGATATTGCGGCAAATGGGTTAACGCTCATTTTTCGTCTAGCTTCATCCATCATCTTTGCTGAATCTTCTTCAGCTTTAAGTCGCATATCTTTTTGCTTTGCTGCGTCAGCAAAGTTCATTCCGACACCACCTGCTGTCGCTGCTATTCCAACACCAGCTGCTATACTTGTAAATGCTGCCATATTAGTTTATTGTTTTAATCATTTCACTTGTGTACGAATCTCCTTTTACAAACCCAAGCTGTTCGTACTTTCTTATTAAACTTGGGTTCTTTATCAACGCATAGATATATTTACCACCGTTGTTTATAGCAACGCTTGATAGCGTATCTATTAGGTACAACAATGCATCATTCCTATTTTGTTTATGAACGTATTGCTTATTTGAAATAATCCAATCAAGCCAAAATACTTTTGAATTTGTAAGGTATATAAACCCAGCACAAATAGGGATGTCGCCATCATAGACAATCATCCCTCCCTCTCCATCAGATGGTAGAAAATCTTTATCAGGTGCTGTCCATTTCCAATCATTCCACCACCCCACAAGTATGTTGGAATAATCTTCTTGGGTTAATACACGAATAGACAAATCCATAATATACACAAAGATATAATTTTTTATGGATAGCTCTTCATCACTTCGGTTTCAAGGGCAAAGAGTTCAATCTTATTTGAAGTGTCGTTCCTTAATGTAAACTTACAATAGTGCCCAAGTACTCCGTGAGATTCAGCAACTGAGTTCTTAATATATAAACTATAAGGGTCTTGTATTGGTGGGATACTACCACTTGGTATAGTAGAATCAACAATCAATCTATTAATACCACCCTTTAAGTTAACTATAATATCAGTAACCTCTCCAAATAATATTGGGGTATCAAAGGATGGTGGCAATGAATAGTACAAATAATCACCTATAGATATTATATTACCAATAGATACCAATGGAGATATAGAATAGTTTACTTGAACCGCAGCTGGTGCGGCTGAGTTAATACTTGTAGTTTTCCCAATACCATTCAATGACCTCAATGGATACTCTGATGGAGAAGCAGGGGTAGTGCCTGAGTTTCTTATGAATGAGAAGTAAGATTGTTCCTTCTTCTCAAAATAAGTAGTATCGGCAAATCCACCAGTTTGTAAATCTGTTTCTACTTGAGCGTCCCAAGCAGCATCTCCCTCAATGTTTAGAGTCTTGAACAACTTATTCTCTAGTGGCATTGTATTGAACACGCTAGTTATCTGCGTATCTTCAAACGCTCCATAGAACGTGTTTCTTTGGTTGTTAGTGTTATGCCTGAACAGATTACCACCTTTAAACGTGTAGAAATAATTGTTCATCCCTATCATCCAATCAGGATAATAGGAGTAGAAGGACACCCATCCATCTACTCCTTGACTATATGTTAATGTATAATTTGCCATGTATTTTTTTATAATGGTGTACTCAAGTACACTATGGACAACAAGCTTGTGGTATAAATGTAATCACATTAGGTGGAACAGTTGATATAGAACCAATCCTGCAACATTGTTGGAATCCGTCACCGGGATTCAACGATACTGATTGTGCAATACCGGGGCAGTCTGTATAGTTAACTGTAACTATACCTCCAGTGGTATTTGTCCCATCATACTCCGCACACACGTCACCACAATTCAACCCCGGAGGGGCACTAGATATTGTTTGCGTTGCAGTAGAACTAGTGTATGCTATTACAGTGAATGCACAAGGAGACAGTGCTGCGATAGTTACAAATGTTCCTATTGCAAGACCGGGGGCAGGGAGTGAGGGATAGTCTGCAATAATTTGTGTACCATCGTGACAATACTCAAGTATATAATTAGCTCCATAAGCACAAGGTCCGTACAATGTTATTATTCCATTCTCTACTTTAAACCATTGATTCCCCACAGGAAGAGATGTTGGTGCTTGATAGAATCCATTAGCCAATGGGAATTGACCATTAGCATCAGAGAATACCATATCATATAAATCAAGAACCCCCCGTTACGTGGTGGAAATAATATGTTTGGTTAATCGAAGAAGCACAAGCCAAGTTAGAGTTTGAACGCATTGAGGAACTTGAGAATGATGTCAATGGAGCTGGGCATAATACATCAATATCAAACGCTCCAATCAAAGGACAAGGTAAAGGTATAATTATTCTCAACTGACTTGGAGTTGCTGATGTCTTGGGGATAACCATATAACAATCAGAAGGACTTGCAGTTGTTAATTGCTTTTGAGCAGCAACAACAGAGAATGATGCAAATGATGCACTTGGAGTAAATCCTGTACCGCCATCCCAATAGAATATAGGAACATTAGTATATGGGCTTCCAGTTAAAATACCACAATCAAAAGAAGATTGACCAAGATAAACAGGCTGGTTAGTAGCTCCTGATGCCAAGTATCCAAACACCGATGAACTTACGGATGTATAGTTTATTCCATTGTAAGTAGCCATCAATCCGCAAGGTCCATTGTTTGGATTGAAGTGAACAATAACAGCTCCGGTAGAAGAAGTCAAATCAACATCTAGTATATAGTAATGCTGACCGCTACCACTTACTGTTGGTACTGGGCAAGGCTGTGCACAAGATGGACAAGTCTGTTGTGGTAATAATGTACAAACAGATTGTTCTCTAACAATAACACCATCACTATAGAACCCATCGGGGGCACAAGTTGTCATAGCTGAATCGCTGAAAACTGCATTAGCAGATGCCAGTGATGGGGCATTGATATAATATGTACCGCTACTAGTACACGCACAACAAACCGCTGCAACGCTCACGTTAGAATAACACAATTGAACTTGCTGAGAAGCTGTTAAGTCCCAAACAAGATACAAGTAGTCTTGTAAAGTTGGGGCTGTAAATGAAGCTTGGAATACATTACCTAACTGAGTAATTGGGGTAGCAGCAGATGCCAAAGACAACAACGTACTCAAGTCACCGGGGGAGTTGGTATATAATGTGTTTGTTGTAAGATACTTGAATTGTGAATTCAATATATCGAAATCAAAAGTATCAGGTGGTATCTTATTAGTGTACATATATACATCACTTCCACTCAATGGGATAGAGCCAAAACCCTGTGCCCCATCTGTTCTATTGTAGAAGCTAGATAGTGGGTTATTAGTCCCAGACGCAAACGTAATAAAATTTGTTTGGATAGGTGATGTATAAGCCCCATTAATGTAATTGTATTGAGTGTGAATTGTTTTACCTGCATCTGCATTATTTGTCAAAACAATTTCTATCAATCCCAACATAATCTGATTAGGGCATCCTACGTTTACAGACAATACAACATTCCCTGTAGAAGATATTACAATACCTGCCTGATTAATAGTATTAAGTGACTTGTTAAAAGTCAATGTACCGCTAGTACTCACAGGACCAGTGGTATATATTACTGAGTTGTATGTGGAATTAATTGTAAACGTAGCTGATGGGGCTATTGATAATACAGTGTATTCAATATCTACATCACCAATGAATACTCCAAGATTTACGCAGTAACTAGTTGATGTAGTATTCAGGTTAAAAGTCTGAGATACCCCACAAGATAAACACTGGACTGGTTGAGGAAGTTCCTCTTCGTTAGTGCTAAGTACATACTCATTCATATATGGGTCATAAGCCCCAAGCTTTTGAGTGTCTGTTGAACTCCTTTCAATTGAATTACAGCACCTCTCTTTACATCAGTAAAGTATCTATCGTATCCCCAGTTAACATAACTTTCAGGGTTATTGCTGATACCATATTTTTCAACACGTGCTATCTGTGTGCCCAAAACTTCAGGCACAGAAGTGAGAGAGCTTCCAACACCAGCATCAGATAGAAGGTTCTTCCCGGCAAGCACATAAGATATTTTATCTTCTTGAAGAACAAGGACATCTGTTTCACGACCATCTAATAATTGAATTGGACCAAAAGAATCTTCGCATTGTTTAAAATTAAGTGTACCTAAATTGAATTCGTTTAATCTATTTACGTTGGACTCATCAAAGTAAACCCCACTATATGTAATATCGGCAAATCTATCTACACGTTTATATGCAGTATTAGATACAGATGTAACACGATTACCAAAGTTAAAAGTTTTTGTTATAATTGAGTCTCTTATTTTATAACTCTCAACACCATTACCAAAAGAAAAACAGTTGAAAAACTCAGTATCAATAATTGCAGGTACTGTTGTAGTTTGGTCTTGTATGTTCCCTTCGTGGAATCCATTTGTAATGGGCAGTGATAAGTTGTTCTCAAAGAATATATCTGGGTTGGCATCCAATGGTTCGGTTTCAAATACCATCAATGTCTCTGCACGAAACACATCAACAGTCGCTGTGATTGATGACCTTTTGTTTTCTTTCTTGCCAATCCAAGTACAAGCCTCAGTCCCAGTCATAAGCAATACAAGCTCCTGTGTGCTTGGGTTTCTGTACCATCTAAAATAGTTGGTACATAAAGCTGTAGGTATATCACTTGAGGTAGATGCCATTGTATCAATATATTCACCAACTGGTGTACATTGACCTCCTCCTGCAAATCCAAAACCATTTTCAACAACAAGACCAACATTATCTCCATTCCACCAATCCATCATATTGTCGTAATTGGATGACGCAATAAGAGTTGTATCTACAGTATAGTTTCTTTTTTCGCAAGCCCCGTTACCATCACCTTTGCCAATACGTTTGAATTCAAACTTAATCTTAATCCTACTACCAGCCGGTACTGTATAGTCTTCCCAGTTACCAGTACTAGGGTTCTGCACGTTCATAGGATACCTAAGCAATGGGTATTCCCCTCCATCATCTTGGTTTACGGTAAATGTCCCTGCACTTACAATAGCATCCTCATCCGTAATTGCATTGAAGCTAGTTGGGTTAATCTTCATATAAACTCCAGCTGGAACAGGAATATCTACACCGGGATATTTAGAGCTTGGAATTGTAATAAAGTTTTCTGCCTTCGCCTCCTTTTCCAATACTGTAGCATATACGCAATTTTCGGTAGCTCCATCGCTATCTCTTTTAACTATCAGCCTTGTCCCAGCGTCTACCTTTCTAGCGTTTTCTCCTTCAATTAGAAAGTACGCATTGTTAGTATTTGGGTCTTGGAAGAATATAGAACTGTAAACTGTTTCGTATGAAGCAGCATCAGGTTTAATTACAAACTTATATCTCGTAGCCCAGTAAGGCGGTTTTTGTTGAGGTGGTATTGTTACCTGAACTGTATTCCTATCCTTTGCATTGCCACAAGGTACAAACACAGTATTGAATTTACTAACAAGTGCAGTTGATGAACGATTAAATTCGTCCATGTAAACAATACCAATCTCATAGCCACGGTTACTATGAAGACTTGTAGGACTTGCTATCTCTTGATACGTAGCCTCTACGAATGTCACTTCGTAATACTCATAAGCAAATACAGTAGGCGTTGTCAAGTTGTCTACAAATTCTACTGCTGGCAATTGAAATCCAATAACACTACTTGATGTACTTGTTAAAATTGTTATTGGTTGATTAATAGCAGATATCCCACTCCCGTACTTTAAGAATGCATCTAAAGAACTTGGGACAGAACAGTTGAATGTATCAGTAAATGTTATACCATTACAAGCGGTAGGCATTAGCTGGATGTTTGTAACAGTTCCTATTGCATCTTGAAATTCAGTGCTTGTAGCCAAGTCATATACAGATGTATAATCTCTTGGCAAAAAGAATGTAAATGATATTGATACGTTTGTGGTTTGTTGTGCAGGGGTAGAACTAGTAAAAGTACTATGTGTATATGTGATATCAATACTAATAGCTGCTCCAGATACCAGTGACAGCCCCGTCAAATCAATTTGGAAAGCTGAGTCACCTATTGTTTGTGACCCATCAATAGTATATACACTGCTTATAGTTGAGTCAGGTATTTGTGTGTCTCCAACAGATTCACTAGTAAGGCTAGTTTCGTATAAAAATTGTACATCACTACCATTGCTATCTACTAAATCATATCCTTCAATGTAATTAGCATACATCAACCTATTACCCATTATTGTCTGAGCCTTAGCTTGTAGTGGTACGTTGTCGTATAATCTTAATATCTCTGAATCAGGAAGAACTGTAAATATCTTACTGTTACTGAATAAGAACGTGTAGTTTGCATTATCCACATATCCTTGCTTTTGTTTATCAAGCTTCTCAATTACTTTGATAACATTTGAATCAGCCTCCTTAAACAATAAATCAATACCTCTTACTAAAGGTCCACCAGTGTTAAATGTGATATTAACTCCATTCGCCTCATTGACCATACCTTCGTTTAGGAAGCTATTGATACTAAAGTCAAATGGATTAGGGATAAATGCAGGAGCACTAAACTGAGATATTGCAGAGTACTCGTTATCAGCATATCTATATCTATATGCAAAGCATAAGAATCTAGTCTCCATAAAATTCTCTTGACCATTTAATCTTATGGGAGTAATGCTTGGAGATTGAATAGGTGGTTTTTTTATAACCAACAATTGCTCTGCCAATATTGGACTATCAATATTTAATGTTGGTATAGAGTACAATCTTGTTGGGTTAATGAACCTAGGTGGATTCAAATCATCTGTAAAGAACAATAAGTTCTCATTTAGAGTACCGGTTTTAATTAGGCTAATCCCTGTGATTAGATAACTTTCATTGAAATTCAATGTAGTATTTACGCCACCTCCATCGTCAATGCTGACAACGTGATAAGTCAATATACCAGTTATTACATTAAATGAAACTATCAAGTCTAGTTTCCCAGTAGCTCCCACTGGAAAGTCTGGGTCGTGAACAAACCAATATAAAGTATTAGCTTCTCCATCCTCATATGCCCCTATACATTTAGCAAGGTTACTCAAGGATGTGCCGTCAATATAGGTAAGGCTAGTAAGCTGCTCATTCCCTTTAGTGTTTTCAATTACTCCAATCTCGGATAATTCGGTAGACCCCATACGCACGTTCATTGCGTCAATGTATTCTCCTTCGGGTAAAAGACGCTCGTCAGTTACCTTATTCATTCTACCAGCTACAAATGTTCTTGTGAATTTTGGCATATTACTTTAACCATTTATCATTACCACGCAGACTCATCAACAATCTACCGGGATGTATATTACTTATTCTAATTTTAGCGTTCCTTAACAATGCTTGCTTTTCTTTTCTTGCACGAGCAACAATGTACTCTTGCACATTCAGCTTGGATGCTAACATCTCATACTTGATACACGCATACACATATTGCTCAAACAATTTGTTAACTGATATAGCAGACTCGTCACCGTTTTCCATTCCATCAGATACGTACTCAAGTATGCATAACTGACCACGCATATCACTATTGAAGTTTATAACACCTCTCTTCTTGTCTACGTTGAATGTTGGGTTGATGTTAGCAGTTTCAGTATTCAATCCGAACCTTTCCCCAAACCAATAATCAAAATACCACATCCCATCTATGTACCACCCTTCCTGTCCGTCAAACATATGACCGGGATTCAAGTAAATGTTTTTCTTTGAACCTTTTAATCTATCGTAATCTATAGTTGAGTTCTGAGGTTCAAGGATATTCCCATTCATATCAAACAATATAAACCCATCATTATCCTGCAAGTATGCATTAGATGAAAGGGTTTGGATGTTTTCAGTCATTGGTCTTAGATACCCGTCCTTATACAATGATATGCGAACCCAGTTCACATAATCTGATGGCAACACAAATATTAAATTGTCAGCCACTGTAAGTTCTAGGACCTTGATTTCTTTGAATGCATCATAGTTTAATTCTTGTATCGCACGTTTTGCGTGGAAAAGTATTTTGTATCGTGCTTCATTACTAATCAATGATAAATCTCCTGTGTACATTAGCTGAAAGTTTTTAACTATATCAGCCAAACTAACATATTGGTACGAACCCCAGTTAGCATCTTCTGGGGTTGTACCGTTGTTGGTATAGTATTGATATTGGGATATATATGCCATAATTTTTATTGTTGTACACTAAGTGTAGGTTCTTCGTGTGCTTGTTGTGCCATACCAAATTGAGCAACTTCTGTTTCTCTGATAGACATACCTGCATACTCAAGAATTTTTGTAACCAATTTGTATTCATAATCAATTGGCAATTCAAAATCTTGATAGTCTGGTTGAGTCTGGTCAAATACAGGCTCACCTCCTAATAGATTTATGTATGTCCATTTCGGAGCAAGAGGATATCTGAAATAATTCATTACAACTTGACCAATCAATCTATATGATGGTGGCATCACAGTTATCTTGTCACCTTGCAAAGAGTATGTTGGGAACAATACAGATGATGCAGTTAGCAATGATGTGTTTAAAAGTACTAATTTATCTTGAGTGATTTTTTCAGCTTCAACAGCACTGCTTGCTTTATATATAGCAAACCCCTCTCCGGGAATTGTAAATATATCATTATTGATATTTATAACAGTAGAGCTAACAACCTGTATTACTTGTGCTATTTGATTAGTAGTTGAATTTACAACAACATCTCCAGCTACAATACCAAGTGTATTGAAAGAAGCAGCGGCATCAACCAACTGCCCTGATACAACAGTAGTGTTGCTCCCAAATGCATATTGCGTTGGATAACATATAACTCTTGAAATTAAATATGAGCTGTCCCCAGTAGTAATCAGTGATGGTGAATAATAAACATTACCCAAGTAATTGCTTAATGGCTTAGTCACGTTAAATATTTCCAATAGCTCCTCATAAGTTTGAAGGATATCTCCATATCCTTCATACATCTGTTTCATATTCTGTCCAACAGAAAGTTTATTATATGCAGAAAAAGCTTCTTCAAACATTTCCATTTGAGCTTGAGCTGCAAATAAATTAAAATCAGAAGGAGATATATACCCGTAGTTATTCTTATTCAAGATTGACAATACGGTGTTTCTTACTTCATTAATCATCGTGCCTTTTTATACAAAGATAAATAAAAAAAAAGAGGGTGATTGCACCCTCCTCTTTTAACCTTAAACATAAATATGGAAAACTTATATACTGGTTTCTAGTAGCTTCAAAGCGTCAATGCCTTCATCGCTCTGCAAATAGACAGCAACGCTAGTATATGGGTCTGAATCGAAAGGAACATTCATCATCTTCTTCTTGTTAGATGTGGTGTTGAACCACACTTCTTTTGTTCCGTTCTTAAATATCAGCAAGTTAGCAGCAAAGAATCTGTGTACGTTTGCTTCAAGCTTCAACATAGGGTCGTTGATTGAATCCAAGAAACTCTTTGGTTGATTCTTAGCGTAAAGCAATACATCACGCTTAATCTCTGCCGAGCTATACTTGGATGGGTCTCTACCGAACAACACTCTAAATACCATCTCCATTTGTTCAAATGGCATTGAGCGTGCTTCGATAAGGGCATCAACCTCGTAGTTGATTTCTTCCATCTCTAACTCAGCATCTTTCTCGTTGTCAACCTCTTCAAACAATCTACCATTCAAGGGATGGTAATAAAGGAATTGTTGCAACACTTGGTTTTCTTTTGGTACAATCAACATACCATCTTCAAATACCACAGGCTCTAGTATGAAATTACCATCCTGCTCATCTTCAAATGGTGACTTTTGATTTCGTGCATAACGCAATGCACGGTTTAATCCGGTCTCTTCATCAAAATGCATCAAAGGATATCTTCTAGTATTTCTTGAAGGGATTGTGTAAGACAATGGGCTCATCCCATTCTTTAACTTGTAGGTCTTATCTACTAATTGTATTGACTTTTTGTTTTTCATTTGATATGATTTAATTCTTAAAACAAAGGAGAAGAGTGTACTTGAGTACACTCCCCTCCGTTTGATTAACTTTAATTATGCACCGTAACGGAACAATACAAAGTTATTAGCACCCAAGGTACAAACGCAACGCTCAGACAAGAAGTTAACGGTCATTGCGTCAAGGTCACTTGTTTGTGCACCTCCAGCAGAACCGGTAATCCAAGTCTTGTATCTGCGGTCCTCAGTCTCAGACGCACGGTAACGCACGTGTAAGAAAGGACGCTTGGCATTCTTACCCATGATTTGGTCATACACGTTAGTAGAACCAGCAGGAACAAGAAGACCAGAAATAGTACCAGTCAAACCAGCTGTTGTGTTTGTTGCCAAACCACCACGCATAGTTGGGTCATTCAAGTACTTCCAATCAGACTTATAGAAATCATAACCTCTACGGAAACCGGTGAAGCCAAGATTCAAAGCCATTTCAGTATCGTTATCAAACAAACCGAAAGAAGCTGAGTTAGAAGAACCCCCTGACACGTAACCATTCAAGCTGGCTAACATATCATCAATATCGAAACTGAAGTCACGATTAACGAAGATTACGTTCTCTTCGATAGCACCTTGCTTGTCTAAGCGAGCAACGATTGCATCAAAGTCAACCAAGGTAGATGGAGTACCACCACCCCAGATATTACCACGCTGTTGAACAGTGTAGAAGATACCGTTAGAACCGATGAAACCAGCGGTAGCTGCACCAGAACCAGCGATAGCAGGAACTGCTTCAATCATTGCGGTCTCTAAGTAATCTTCAAAACGCAAACGAGTCTCGTGCTCAGACTTCAAGTACCACAAGTAACCGGTAGCACCGTTCTCAGTGGTTACTTCAATCCATCCAATGAATGCCATATCTGAACCGTTCACTTCATAAGTGTCTTTCAAGATGATGGGGTTGTTGGAGAAGATATCATCTTCTGCTTCCAAAGAACCAACCATCCCGTTAGTTCCTTTTTTAAATTCAGAACCATAGATGAATACAGTACAAGGCTGAGATGCAGCGAATGTCTGTCCACCTGACTCATAGTAAGCCACAGTGAAAGTGTAAGGAGCAGTGAAAGGGGTAGCAGATACCGCAGTTACAATAGCCTTGTTACTTTCACCAGTTGAGTTACGCTGAATGAAGACGGTTTGACCAACACGAACTGGTACGCTGGTAACGCCAGTATCAGAGATAGTCAAAACAGCAGTGTTAGAACCGGCAGCAGCAGCAGAAGTCACGTTAGTAAACTTCAGGTGCAAACGACCTTGTTCAGCCCATTTGATTTGGTCTGAGTTAGAAGGCATCTCTGCTCCTACCATACGTAGGAAAGATGCGATAGTACGATTACCGTAACGCTCAAATTCTTTCTCGTAAGTATCAGGAAGATACTGGTTCAAGAAGTTGAAGTTGGTAACATAGTTAGTAGACAACGCCACACGTTCAGCACTCGGCTGAAGGGCGAAGGTAGGGGTCGCTAATATTGAACCTGCCATTTTGTTTAGTTTTTAAATTGTTGTTATAATCTTTTTGCACTTCGGATTTTTAAACTCCTCCCAGAGTCGGGGTTTAACTCCCTAATTTGAACCCCTTCTTTGGCAGTTGTCTGAGGAGCTACACGTTCAGACATTTGAATATTCTTAATCTTACGTGTAACATCATCAGTTGCATCTGCTTTGCCTTGCTCATAAAAGAACTTGGCAAACTTCTCAGGGTTCATTGCTACTGCTAAAGCTTTGTGGTATCCAACCGAATCCTTCAACATACCATTATCATCCAAATACTTTGCAATAAAGTTAGATGGATTTGAATGTAGTTTCTTTAATTCAGCTGCATCACCGGGAGAAAACTTCAATGACCTATCATCCACATTGAACTCAAAACCTTTGAACTCTTGATTGAACAAATCATTTGTTTGCTTTTCAAACCACTCTTTCTTCCGTTGATTCTCTTCCTCAATGCTTTTAGAGTTAGCTATATACTGCTTGTAAGCTTCAAGTTCTTCTTTCTCTTCTTGAGAAACAGTTCCCATTCTTGACTCAAGAGGTACTTTGTATTTTTCTCTTTCCTGATTAAGAAACCCTTTAGCTTCTGCAATAATCTTTTTCTTAGCCAACCTTGCTTTTTTGATATCTGAATCAGAGTCTAGGTCATCATCGTACCTGAACTCATCCATCATCATATCAACATCCTCATCATCAAGATGAGCGTTGGTTGACTTGAGATATCTTTTAATTACATCATCCTCGTGAAGAGAATCAATGTCTTCGTTAACCTTTAAGAAATCCTGAATGCCTCTTCCTGTTTCTTTCTTGTACTTCAAGAAAGCAGAAACGTCTTCAGGTAAATCCTCTTGGTTTCGCTCAGACATTAAGTCATCAAAAGATTTAATCTCTTTATTGAAACGCTTTCCAATATATGAAAGAACATCTTCTTCTTTTATCTCTTGAGGCGTAGGAGCTGGCTCTGGTTCTGGAGCAGGGGAAGGATTTGGATTTGGTTCTAAGTTCAATTCCAATTGTCCACCACTACCATTCAGTTCTTCTTCGTGCTTCTTGAGTAAAAGGTTTTCCATCTCTTGGACGCTCTTTACTTCGCCCGTAACTTCTCTTACTTTAATTTCCATTTGATTAGATTATTGTTGTTACAAATTTATACAAAAAAAATAAATGTTATCTCGGTTCAAATTCAGCTAGGTCAAAACCATCTAAACTATCCTCGTTAGACTCAAAATTAATCGGAGGAAGATTATTCTTTCTTTGGTTTATCAACTTAGATTGCTGAGTGTTCTGAATAGATACACGCTTATCTTTTGCTTTTTCTTTCATCTCTTCTTTTGTTACAGTCGTAGCCCCATTAACTTCTGCTAGTTGCATATTGTACTGGAACTCTACCTGCATCAACTGCTGTTTCAATTGAGCTTCAGCCTTCATCTTCTCAATCTCAAAAGCAACCTCTGCTTGTTTTATTTGCATCTTGGCTTGAGCCTCTTGTTGAATCTTAGCCATAGCTGTTTGTGCTGCTATTTGTTGAGACTGCAATTGCTGCTGTGCTGTAATAGATTGTTTCTGCATAGCCATCTTTTCCTCTCTCATCATAGTCTTCACTCTCTTCATCTTCAAGAGCTGATTGGCTAGCTTTAAGTTTTTAATCTCACGAATATCAATAGCATCCTCCAAGTTTATGTCTCCTTTAGACAATGCCATTTGTATATTGGCTTCAAGCTGTGCCTTCTGTTCTTCGTCAGGAGATACCTCAATGAAGATACCAAAGTCATAGACGTACAATTCTTTTATCTCATCTAAGATAGATACATTGTACTTGCCAATCTTATTCACAAAATCTTCTTTGAAGTCAGCATACTGAACAATGTCAGCAACTCTATAAGTAAGAGCCTCTGCTAAACTTCTATAA